TGGTACCACTTTCACCACTACTTCCACTTGTTCCACTTGTACCACTAGATCCACTAGATCCACTACTTCCGCTGGTTCCACTTGATCCACTACTTCCACTAGTTCCACTGGTTCCACTGGTTCCACTACTTCCACTAGTTCCACTGGTTCCACTACTTCCACTACTTCCACTAGTTCCACTGGTTCCACTAGATCCGCTTGTACCACTAGATCCACTAGATCCACTAGATCCACTGGTTCCACTTGATCCGCTAGTACCACTAGATCCGCTTGTACCACTAGTTCCACTTTCGCCACTTGTACCACTTGTACCACTTGTACCACTAGATCCGCTAGATCCACTACTACCACTACTTCCACTTGTACCACTGGATCCACTTGTACCACTAGATCCACTAGTTCCATTTGTACCACTTGTTCCGTTAGTTCCGTTAGTTCCGCTCGTTCCGCTAAATCCACTCGTTCCGCTAGTACCACTTGATCCAGATGAACCTTTTTCACCACTACTACCACTAGTAGCACTAGTACCACTTAATGCGCTTTCGCCACTAGTTCCGCTAGTACCGCTTGTTCCGCTTGTTCCGCTTGTTCCGTTAGATCCACTTTGACCGCTACTACCACTTGTGCCTGTGCCAGATATACCACTTGTACTTACATTACTACCTATAGCAAAAACATAACCACATGCAGGAAATGAGAATTTTATTGTGGCTGTGTTTTTATTGTTTAAAGTTATGCTTTCAGGTATTATTTGATTTAAATCTTGATCATATACAATGAACAATACAAATTCCGAATTTAAATTATGATTATATACCCATGTATCTGTTTTTGAATCACATGGAAATTCTTGTATAGACTGTGTATTTTTTTGTAAATTGGCATTACAATTAATAATAACACGTAATTCTTCGATTATTTTAAGAAACAGTGGTGTAGTAGGATCTTTAAAAGTCGCTGTTAATTTTTTGTAGTCATACAAAGCATTGTCCAATTTTAATGGAGAAACTTCACATGGATCTTTCTTCAATGTTGACATTTTTAATAAATATAAAGAAAACCATTAAGCAATACCAACAAAATGTATAAAAATTGAAATACTAATTATTATTAATTAAATAGAGTAATTGGTATTCGTCTCCATTGTGATGTGCTATAAATATAAAAATAATTACCATCATAACTTACCCATCCATCTTCTCCATAATCAGATGACTGATATGGCACTTGATGATAGAATTTATCAGGAAATCTTTGAAATATTCTGAAAGCTGTATTTATAGGTCTTTTATTAGCTGTAGTGTATACAGGATTACCATTACAGTCATATCCACTTATATATGTTTGACTACTATAATCATAGTCAAATGTAGCAATTTCTCTTTTTAACCACCCAGATGGATATTGATATACGTAAATATACTTACTGTCATATGCTAACCATCCATTTTCACCATAATCAGTAATAGATTTAGGTGCTGGGTGAAATGGCGTATTTACTATATTTTGATAATTTGACGGTATTTTGTTATAACCATCTAAATTGGTTACTTCATTTGGCTTTAATGCCATTGTACCTTGACCAGTTACATCGGTATAATCCAATGGACTGTCTTTTAGATTGCTATTGTTTTTAATAATATTAGTTGTAATTGTGCCCATTTCACTCGCACTAGCAACAGCATTTTCTTGCATCATTACTTTTCTTACGGTAAATAGCTTTTGGGTAGTATTTTTTACCCCGTTTAAATTTGTTATATAATTTTCATTTAACAAGTAAGCGTTGACATTTATATCGAACGTTGTTTTGATATTACGATCTTCGCCGTCGTTAACTTCTTGTTCGATGCTATAACTGTCTATCCTAGCTCTAAATTTAAATCTCTCAGCGTCACCCCAGTAGTCTTTAGCTGCGTAGTTTATTTGTTCCAGTAACTTATTATTTTGATCTACATAATCAGTCCAAATGATGCATTCGTATGTTATATTTACGTGAACTGGTAAACTTACGCTATAAATTTGTTTGGTTGGTTTGCTAGTAAAAACACCTTTATTCATTAGATCAAAACGATCATACTTGTTTTTTTCACTATAATTCATTATAGTTTCGTAGTTTAGATAACGATTAAACGTGGCAAGTTCTTTGTTATTTTCAACACTTTTTCTACGAAACATTATGGCTGGCAACAATATTTTGCCTTGATTATCTCTAATATGACCAAACTTTTTCATAGCAAACCATCTTTCAGGATTGCCATATATAACTGGTACTTTTACAACTTCACCATTATCATTAACTTGAAGTCTGAGTGTATCATTCAAAGTATTAATAATAGCTGTATCAATATCTAATAAAGTAACCGTGAAATTTTTCTGTTTATCAGTATCACGGCGAGTTGCATTGGCTCTATTATAAAGCTTTTTACTATCTGATTGAGCTGATGCGTTTTCAATCGGATTTGGCGGTGGATTTACATTAGTATTTGGACCCCATGCCATAAATTATGTTTGTCTTTCTACGAGGTTAAGTTTGCTTAGTCTTGTGTAATGAGTATTAACAATTAAACTCAAAGACTTGTCTGGATGACCACCCGCAAATTGTTCTTGGATAACATTATCAATTTCGTAATAACGTTGATTGTACAAAACCAAATCGCCAATTTCTGGAAAATAGTTGGTGGTAATACAATCACGTTCTCTGAATCTATAAACAATGTCTTGTTTTCTATCAGGTCCATAACCTTGATTTTCAGTATTAATATCTTCACGTTGAACAAGACAACTCAAATCAATACCCGAATAGAACACCTTTCCTTTGTCACTGCTACTTTCACCATAAATATTGGTATTGGTTTCATAAGCAGCAATCTTAAATACTTGAACAACACATTCAATTATATCACCTATTAATTCAGAACTAACGCTGTTCAAGAAGTTTAAGTCTCTTGAAGAAAAATATCTACCAGGTGAATAGTTGTTATTATAAATACCAACATCTGTGCGAGTTGATGTCCAATATTCTTTAAATTTTGGATCCGTTTTTGGATACTGTGGAGATACAGGTGCAGCCATATGTTTTATCCTATATAAATATGTAAAGGTACACGGGACAACATCTTATTCATTTCTTCACTTTCTTTTCCTTTATTTTCTAATTGATTAACACGAAGTGTCTTTTCCAACATATCTCTTAGTTTTTCAAGCAATGAATCTTTTTCTTCTTTGGCTTCGGATCGTAATTCAGCGCCATCAAGAGTTACTTCTCCACCAGGAATTGGTACTGTACTATATTTTTGAAGAATCCGACCCAATGTTTCCTTACACAACGCTAAGAAATATTTTTTAATCCACTGTTTACCAGGCTGATTAATTTTACAATATGTGCAGTATTCGTATGGAATATCACTGGGGTCACTAATATATTCATAACGAGATCCACTATAAAAGTTGGTAATATCACGTTCACTTTCAACGATGTAATCTATATATACCTTGAAATTTTCAGATGGTATTGGAAATATTCTCAACTTGTTATTACCTAAAATTTCAAAACTATAAGCGCTTTTACGAACCATATCATTGAATTCAATGGCCTGTACACGTTCCAAATCTTCAAAAATAGGAGTCATCAAGAATTGTGTAGCAGGACTATAAGCCCCAAATCCCATTTCACCGAGTACGTTACTGTAACTCATTCCTGTCATACTAAATGGATCGTATATACGAGCAATTGCTGGGGGTCTATTATGAAATATTCTTTTTACTTCAATTCGTGACCCAGTTAAATGTTCAATGTCTCGACCAATTAAGGTATTCAAGTCATAAACCTGATGTGTTTTGCCAGGGTTGATACTACCACTAATAGTTACATAGTTACGCTTAACTTCATATTCACCGCCAACAAGTGCTTCGGCTCCATATTGTTTGCTCAGTTGAACTATAAAAGGTAAACCAGTACTCTTTACGCCCATCCCCGTTAAATTTTTATATTTATTTTGAGGCAATCCCTGTAAATCAACCATGTTGTTAACAATATTAAATTCATTAACTACACGGTTATATTCTAGTACAGATTCTTCAAAACATGCGTAGAAATTAACGTCGATCATTTCAATATCAACGATTGGATACCCCAACCGTTTTGCTGCCCACATCGCACTGCTACTACAATCATTTGCAAATGTGGTTTCAGCTCCAACGCAACTTTCGTTTAGATAATAGCCAAATGGCACAGTGTTTATATTAACACTACTACCACTCCCGGGCCATCTTACCCTATCTTGGTCCAAATTAGCACTCATTGATTATAAATATCTCTGGAGTGAGATAATACAACTAAATTAGTGGATTAATAACCAAGTACCCACTACATCTGCTCTATTTGCACTATCGTCGCCGTCACCTGGTTTAACTATAACATTCCACTTTGGTTTATCTCCCACAGGAATTTTCATCATTTCATCGTAGGTAATGACACTGTCTTCAGAAACATTATACTTTAATGCTAACTTTTTCTTTAAAATATCAATAGCGGATGGGGATTTATAAACCAACTTTTTAATTGTTTTATTTGGCTTATCTGGATCTGGTACTTCTTCTCTATCAACTAAATCAGCAAACATTTGCTTTGGTACTACAGTTGAATGTTTAGTTGTTTTAAAATCGACTTGTTTTTCTTGATCAGGTTTTGCACCCGCACTAAAATTCATCTTGAAATTGACTGGTTTATCACCTTTAGCCACATCTGCCATTTTAGTATAAGCATAAAAGTCTACGTTGGGAAATGTTTTTGCAACACTATATGCTAGGTTTACATAATCAGGACTAAAGAAATCGCCTGAATCATGCCATCTAATCACAGTTTTTACATTTTTCTTTGAATTTTTTTCAACTGCTGCACGAATTTCGTTTGATAACATATTTTTATAACCATCCGGATCGTTCAACAAAAAGTTAAGTTGTCTTGTTTGCGATGTGTTAACTGGTACATATTGTACATAACCGCCTTTTTTAGCATAACAATAAACTTTGCATGCACCTGCGCCTGGACACGTATTTATGATAACAAATTTTTGATTCTTTTCGTCATAACCAAGTCCTTGTAAAGCTGGCAATCCTATATTATAAAACTGAGTACTTTCACCGCCACTGTGTGAAATTTTTTCATTTTGTTTTAAAATCTTATCAGGACGTGTGGTGATATGGGTTTTTAGTTTGTTTAAATCAAACCTACGGCCACTTGGATCTACAATTTGTATCTCTCTGGCAAGCTTTGGATGTACATATGGATACTTGAATTTATCAGTTGGATCTTTTGTAGTAGTATACTTTTGTTTACCTTTTTTATCCAATTTAGGCAATCCAGTTTTCTTATAAACTGCAGGTTGACCGGCCGATCTGTCTAAATATCCTTGTAATTCATCGGATGGCAATTCTGTGGTGCCAGCGCCTAACATATCAGCTTCGTCTAATTCTTGTGCAACAAATGAATCTAATGACTGTACAGCCGATGCTGGTAATCCTAGACTTTCATACATTTTAACTTCGGTTAGCAAATCGATTAATTTCATATGTGTTTTGTTATTCTTACTTTTCAACTGCCGTTACCTTTTATTACACGGTTATACTTTTCTTTGAGTATAAATATCAGTTTTATTATAAAAAGTAATATTTATATTATATGAACTTTAAAAAGCAACTGTTTTATACTATTGTAATTTTGATATTAACTGGATGTATTTCATCAGAGGTTAAATCAGCAAAGCAAGTTAGTGTGGCACAAGATGCCGTTGCAAAACAAGAAGCCAAAGTAGACAATACAATGGTAGAATTGGAAAAAGTAGAAAAAGGTAAAATAGTACAAACTTCTTCTTTATCAATTGGTATTCAACATTCGTTAAGTCAAGTAACTAATGCGCCTATACAAGTAGAAACAGCTAAATCTTTGAATGAACGAGTAATTTCTATCGTTGGTTCTCCACACATAGATGAAATTAAAAGAATTAAAGCTACAGTTGATCTGCTTAATTCTCAAGTAGCTGAAGAACGAAAAAAAGGTGATCAATTATTATCACAACGGGACGAAATCATAAACAAATTACAAAAAGAAAAGTCTGCTTTAAAAGAAAAGTATGATGATGAACTTTGGCAAATGACTGATAAAGCAAAAGAAATTGCAAAAGAAGCAGATCAAAGCAAGGCTACACTTGATACAATGAGTGGTATGTTTGGATTAAATGCTGTATTTTGGGGTTTAAAAAAGTTCTTTATTAGTGCTTTAACCGCAATTATCATATTTGTTGTAGTATTCGTTATACTTAGAATATTAGCAACAGTACATCCAGCAGCTGGTGCAGTATTTAGTATATTCAATATGATCGGATCCGGACTATTAAGTTTGGTAAAAGTATTAACTCCACATGCATTTGAAATATCTAACTTTGCTTCAAAAGACAAAGTTGATGAATATAAGTCCCCACTTACTAAGATAGTTGATGTAATTCAAGAACTCAAAGAAAAGCAAAAAGAATCTCCTGACAGAGTATATCCATTGACCGAAGTGTTAAAGAGATTTGACAAAGAAATGGACAACTCTGAAAAAGATTTGATTGATGATATCTTGAAAGAACAAAAGTGGACGAAGTGAGATAATTAAATATATTTATTATATAATTGTTTTAGGTGTTAAACTCGTTTTAAATAACCAAAAACAAATATGGACACAAATACTGTACAAGTAATTTCAGAAAAAGTATTAGAATCAACAGCGCAAGATATGACAGGCAAATATGTCTGGATGTTCTTAGCCGGTTTAGTAATTCTAATATTCAAATCAAGCATTGAAAAGTTAGCAGCTGCGCTTTTTATGTTTATTGGATCCGATTATAAAGAAGATGACGTTGTATATGTTGATGGTAAACCAGGAAGAATTGTACGTGTAGGTTTAACCAAAACGGTATTCTTTATATATGATGTAGTAGATGGTAAGGTTGTAGGTGGCAGTAAATTAGTTATTCAAAATGAAAGATTGGCCGGTCTAAATATAGAAAAACCACTACCTCAGTTGGATTTGGCTCGTTTCAAAAAAGAAAACAAACAAGACTAATTTACTTATGGCAATCAATATTTTTACCCACATTAAACGAGGGTTGTATGATAACGTATACAATTGCATCGAAAAAGAAAAAATAGACGTTAATCAGAGAGATGACGATACCGGCAATCCACCATTGGTTGTTGCAGTAGAAGAAAATCAAATAGAAATAGTCAAATTGTTATTAAATCGTGGCGCCGATGTAAATGTAAAAGATTGGACAAGCAAAAATACTGCATTAGATATATCTGAACAAAAAGGGTTTAAACACATTTCAGAATTATTGCAAGGTCGAGGTGCAAAATATAGTAGTGGTAGCAGTTTTCATTTGGCTGCTAAGAATGGTGATATTGTTTCTATTGAAGAAATGTTGAGTAAAAAACAAGATATCAATGAAGTTGACGCTGGTAAAGGTTGGACAGCACTACACTATGCGGTTAATTATGGACAAAAACATTTGGTTGAATATTTAATTGTTAAAGGTGCTGATGTCAACAAGAAAGATTTCTTAGGTAAAAACAATCCAATAGATGTGTTATCCAATGTTAATAGAGGTGAAATTGTTAAGTTGTTAAATAAAAATGGCGCTAAATCTGCTGGTGGTGTTAATATTCATTTTTGTGCTGAAACCGGTGATTTTGAAGGTGTACAGTCATTTTTTGATAAAGACGGTAAAATTAATGGTAGAGATGAAAAGAATGGATGGATGCCATTACATTACGCCGTTAATGCTAACGATGTTGATATGACGGAGTTTTTGGTACATTTGGGTGCAAATGTTAATGGTGCAGATTTTAAGGGAGAAATTGCTCCGTTAGACATTGCATTCAAGACAGGCAATGTAGAAATGCAAAGTTATTTACAAGCCAAAGGTGCTTTAAGAAAGAAGAAACACGATACGGGTGGTAATGGTAAAGATGTAAACATTTATATTACAGATGAAGTTAAGAAACAAATTGCGTTATTCATTGAAAAACGCAATCGTGAAGAAGAAGCAATAAAGAAACTAGAAGCAGAACAGACTGCAAAAGAACCAAAAAAGAAAGATGCACCAACAAAAAAGATTAACTGGAAAGACTTTTTAAAATTAAAGAATATGCCGGTTGTAGAAAAGAAAGAAGAACAACCAAAGGTTGAAGTACCAAAACCAGTTAAACAAATAGTTCGTAAAGTTGACAAGATCGACGTGGAAGTCAAATCAGGACGATTACAATTAGATACTGAACAAGAAGGTTTCATATTCTTTATGGATATTGTGGCTTACAGTAAAAAAACCACAGATGAACAAAAGAAGGCTTGTAAAGACTTGGGTACACTAGTTAAATCTACAATGCAATATAAAACAGCTAATGCTCTTGAAAAGTTGATTATATTACCCACCGGAGATGGTATGGTAATGGGATTTTTCACGTATCTAGAAGATGCAATGAATTGTGCCGTTGCTATAGCTAAAGCAGTAAAAGATAGACCCGACTTACAAATGAGAATGGGTGTACACTGTGGACCTGTAATTCCAATGGAAGATATCAATGGAAATCTTAATATAAGCGGTGATGGAATCAATTATGCTCAAAGAGTAATGGATGCGGGTGAAACAAATCATTTATTAGTTAGTTCAGCTGTAATGTTGAAATATGATAGACCAGCATACGTTTTGGTAAATGATTTGGGGGATGTAATTGTAAAACACGGTGTAATAATGCATTTGTACAGTTTACACGGTACCGAGTTTGGTAACAAAGAATTTCCATCAAGTAGAGTAAAAAAAGCAGAACCAACAACAAATAAACCATTATGAAAATGATACCTTTGGGAAGACAATATCACGCAAGTGTTGTTAATACAGATTTGGATGTATATAAAATAAAAGATAAAGTAATGGGTGTACGTACAAGTAATCATCCAGGTCCATTTCAAATTTCAGATAAACTCGGTATCATTAAAGATAACGATACCAAGATCAGAATTGTAGTTTATAATTCAAAAGGCTTGTTTTATTTAATATAAATGTTGACATTCTTTATTATAGGTTTATAATGGGGGAATGTCCGAATATTGTGATACCTCATTGCTTTATCTCAAAAGTATCAATAAGAATGTTGCAAAAACTCTTATTGAAAAAAACCATTATACACACAAATGGTCTCTTTGTACTGTAGCTTATGGAGTTTATTATAAAGAGTATATTGAAAGCACATTCTTTGGTGGTTTTAACGAACGCCTAATAGGTGTATTAGTATATGGAAATGCCGTGGGTAGAAATGCAAGTACCAGCATATGTCCTCTACTTACTAATAACAATGTGTTGGAATTAACACGACTGTGGATTGCAGATGGTTATGGTAAAAATATAGAAAGCTATTGTATAGCTGAAAGTTTTAGATTATTAAACACAGATTATCCACAAATAAAATGTATTCTTAGTTACGCGGATAGTGAAGCTGGTCACGTTGGAACAATATATCAAGCAACTGGATTTGTATATCAAGGTGATAACTATGTGGATATTGCACTGATGCCTAACTATAGTGTTAGTTTAATTGGCCCCACTGAATATGATTGGATACATAGTAGAAGTGTATATGCACGTTGGAAAACACACAGTGTAGATAAACTAAAAGAACGTATTGGTAGAACATTTTGGCGCAAACGTGAAAGCGGTAAACATCGTTATATCAAGTTTATAAGCAACAAGATAGAAAATAAGAAACTGGTTAAATCTCTTAAACATAAAGTTCTACCTTATCCCAAAGATACTTCGTTCAAAGAAGAAGTGCAAGAAATCGTTGTAGAAAATACCAACGAATTTTTCGATTAGTGCAAGAAAAAACCCCAACTTTCGTTGGGGTTTTTGAGTTATTTTATTTCTACTAAGTATTATACGGTATCGAGATCACCGATAATAACTTTTCCATAGAACTCTGGGCGCACGACCTTCTTAGCGTAGCGGGTCATTACACCTCTACGTGGAGTGAAGTTCACTGGATCATAGACCAATGGAGTTTGGATTAGTGGGATATAAGGAGCATATACTGCGCCTGTTTCTAGGAAGTTATTTCCACGGAAACCAACCAATACGATATTATCGGTCATATATGGGTTCTTGTAAACTTGGAAGCGACTTGCGAAGCTACCAACACGTGCAACGCCCATTGCGAACTTAGCACTGTCACCATCGGTGTTTACTACATATCCTGGAATTGATTCCAAGATGGTTGCTACGTCTGGACTTACGACCAAGAAGTTAGCACCACCACGGAGGGTCAATTTTTGGATTGTGTTAGATACCTTTTGAATCTTGTTACCAAGAGTTTGGAACCAAGTGCTCTTAACGTAAGCTGTACGATTTGCAGAAGCATTTGCATTACGTGTGAATACTGCGTCACCAGTAGTTGCATTCAATCCCTTGCTGAATTCAACACCGATTTGGGCGGACCAAGCTTCGGTAGTTATACCTTGAACGGCACCGTTCAACATTTCTAGGATTTCTAGATCGATTTCCATAGATACGTATTCACTCAACAGAGCAGTCAATTCTGCTTCTGCATCAATAGAGTGATATGCGTTCAAGTCTTGCGCTAATTCTGGGGTCCAGACTGCCTTTAGTTTACGGGTCTTAGCAACGATTGGTTCGCTGTTTAGTACCAAGTTAACTTCTGGGATACTGATATCAGTGTCGATGCTTTGAGTAGCAACGTTAGCAGCTGTACCAGAACCTTCACCTGGTGTCTTACCAGCTTCAAAGTCACCACGTAGGTTGTCCGTAGGTTGTAGACTATAGATCAATTTAAGTCTTGGACCGGAGGCGGCGCCAGCGAATGTACTCTGTGAAGCGGATACGATGTATACAGTTTGATAGAATGGATTGCTCAAACTACCAGTATTGACCGCTTTGCTGTAAGTGTTCAACACCACACCGTTTTTAATGAGTGCGCCTGGATTGGTCGCACCTGAACCTGAGATCAAGTTGAATGAACGCACTGCATTCAAGTCAACGTTGTATAGATTTCCGTAACTTGATACAGGGGTATTATTATCATCGTGATTCAAGATTACTTTAAACAATTTCTTAGCTACCACGGAACCACTCAATTCAGCATCAAATTGTACGTCATTCCAAGAAGCGGTTTGAATTGTACCACCGTTATTGGTTGCTCCTGATGAATACGTGATTGTAATAGCGGAACTACTTACTGGACGAACTGAATATGCAAAAGCACCTTGGCCGTATAAACCACGTACTGCGCTATCAGTTGAACCCAATTTCTTGCCTGTACCACCAAACAAACTGTCGTTCAATTGCTTACCGGCGCGGGTAGTTACAGAACTACCGTTGTTCAAGTTGCGCAAATCTGAACCAGGAGCGTTAGTACCATACTTGAAGTCTAGATAGAAGATTAGACCAGATGGTAGATTCATTGGTTGAACGCTTACGAATTCCTTCGCAGCGATTTCAGCAAACACACGACGAACCAATGGAAGAGCTACGCCAGCCCATTGTTCTGAACTGGTAGATGTACCAGTTGTGGTTGCTTCGTCAAGCAATTGTTTTGCTTGATTTTCTAATAGGATTGACATATGTGCTTTTTCAACACCTTTGCAACCTTCTAGGAGGCCTGTCTTTTCCCATTTGCCTTGTAGTCCACGTGTTTCTGCCATTAATTTGGCCTGTGGATTCATATTGTTTGTCAATAGACTTTTAATATCCATACTCATATTTGTATCTTTCTTTATTTAATTACTGTTAGGTTTTTACTCGCAAACTAATTTTACTTCTTGATTCCTGCGAGTTTTTGGAATCTTGAAGTCATCTCGTCAGCGTGTGGTTCTACAATAGTAGATACTGGCTTAGTTGATGATACTTGTTTGCTTGCCAAACCTTCGGTGATAGTGTGAGCAGTTGTATTGGTTTTTTTCTTGACAACTGATGCACCGGAATTAAATGATTCGGCTAAAACTGTATATGCCAACTTGACTTCACGGATGTTTCTGGTCAAGTCGAAAGTGTTAATGATCTTAAGTTTTTGATCTTCGGTTAAACTCTTACCTTTGAACAACTTGTTGGTATAAAGCAACTTAGCATTCAATAGGTTGGTTTCAGATAGAACGCCCTTCATAAACTTAACAGTGCTTAGAGCTTCTGATAAATGTTTCTTAAGAGATTCGTTTTCTTCGTTGATAGCGACCAAAGCTTCTGCCATTTCTTCGGCGGAAACTTCGTCTGCATATCCTCCTTCAGAAGGAGATGGAACTTGTGCTGGAGCGGGAGCTGCAGGTACTTGATCTACAGGTGCTTGAGCATCAGGAGCAACAGGAGCTGGAGCTGGAGCTGGAGCTAGTGCAGAAGGATCTTCAGCTTCTAGTTCAGCAAGAAGTTCGTCTAGATTAATATCACCCATGTCTTCGCCCATTTCTTCACCTGTATCGGGTGTTTCAGAAGAACCTTGACTGTGCATTTCGTCAGATACTTCGCCTTCTAATTCAGCTAGAATTTCATCTAGTTCTTCACTAGTTACTTCATCGCCTTCTTCAGATGAAGCTTCTTCTTCAAGTTTAACATCAAATTCTTGTTTACCGTTTGAAGATGTAGACTTGAGTGTAGATGGATTTGCTGGCTTAGAAGTCTTAGCTGTTAAACCATCATTTTTACCAATGTTAGAAGATGCAAGCTTTTCTTCAATCTTACCTTCTTCTTCTTCGGTTGATTCTTCTGCCATTTCTTCTTTGAGTTTGTCCGCAAACATTTCTTTCATACTGTTTGCAAAACTTTCTTCAAGGAAGGTTTTTGCATTTGCCAATGCTGTTTCACGAACAGCCTTTGCATCCGCAATACTTTCTTTTAATAGATCGCTCATAATTATATTTCTGCCTTTCTTATTGTTATTTGTTTATGAAGCTATTGAAGAACTCCAAAGAAGATAAATCGCTGTCACATCAAAGAATGATGTATTTGAATAATAAATATAATTAAAAACGTAAATATATCAAAATATTTTATATTTATTGATATATGCCAGCACAAAGTGAAAAGCAAGCGAGACTATTCAGATTAGTACGAGCCTTACAAAAAGGAAAAATTAAACCTGGAAAAGTATCTTCAACAGTACGTACAATGGCTAGTACTATAAAACCAAGTAGCGTTAAAGATTTTACCAAACTAAAAGAAATATTGAAAAGTCTCAAAGAGTCTGAGTATTCACTGAGTGATTTTGACATTATCAAAGGAAAATCTTTTAATCAAGTGTTGAAAGAAAACGAAGGAGTTCCATTTGTCAAAAAAGAAATGTTGATATTTCAAAATAAGCAAAATGGATTTAGCGGATTTGGCAAAACCAATTTTATTCCAAATGCGCCGGAAAACACACAGATACAAACCGAAATATTCAGTAACGGTAGTACAAAAAAGTATGTGTTTAAAAAATTAATAGATCAAAAAAATGAAAATTTAATTGTTTATGCTTGTTTTGTACAAAGAACCTATCCTGATCGACCAGAAAAAGAAATATTTAGTATGTTGAGTACCGGTGTAGATAAAAACAAAGATAGTGAACAAACAAGTTCGTTAGCAGACTTTATAGATAGAATTAACTCTTATGGCCTATAATTTTAATCCCAATTTTTCTAAACATATGAATTCTAAAAAAGATAATTATAAGTTCATAAAAAGAACTGGCGAAGAAAACGCTTATTCAAATCCCGATGTACGTGAAATGAATAATAGTTATAACAAGTACAAATCGCCAAAATTAATTAACTTTATAAATAATGATAATTTTGAAGAAGAAAAAATGTACAAACTTGAAGATATAGATAATCCAAATGGATGGAATTTTATGGAGATAGATTTGTTAGGCGAAATGGATTTTCGTATAGATGACGAGTACAGAATGTTCTCTGAAGTAGAAGTTCCCTCTTTAGATATGGTTAATGAAAAGAGAAAAACCTTCGTCTATAAAACAGACGAAGGTTATGTATTAGAATCAAATAGAAAATATGTTTTTGAATCGTTTATCTCGATGTTGGAATTTATCGATTCTATACCGATGCGTTAGTACTAACATTGGTTGTTTGTGGATTTTCATTCATTGAATCTGCGATCTCAAAATAACGTTCCAATCTCATACCAACTTGTTCATACAACATTTCAAGTTGTTGTTCAATAGCTTTCATCTTTTGTGCTTCTTCGTACATCTTAGCGGCATCACGTTTGATTTCTTTCATATCACGTTCCACCATTTTAGCTTCCATCCATTCGTTACATTCTTTAATAGCATATCGTTCTGCTAAATTAACAGCTTCCATAATTTTTTGTGCTGTTTCATAGACACTATCAGCTTTTAATCCTTTACGATATTCGTTGTAAGATTTAATAACCCCGACCATTTTTGATTTTTCTTCTTTGGTCAAAGCGACATAAGTCGATTCCGTAGAGTTTTCCAGTAAATGTTTTAATTTCATACTTTATAAATATTATAGTTCTGATAGAATGTTGTGAATAATTCTTTCAACATTACTATATGGGTTAATTATTATTTTTTGTTCAACGCTTTCATTGATTTTTCCCTGTGGATACATAAAAGCTCCTTGTGTACTTGGATTGCTTACGAAATCAAACGCAATTAAATCAAAATCGTCTTGTACAACATCTGCATTTTCACGCATATCTTTTTTAACACTTCCTAATCCGCGACTACTAATACCCAAAAGAATACCTGATTGTAGCAAGTCTCTTAAAATGTTACCGCTAGGCGTAGGAAGAATTTCAACTGTACCAACTAAATCTTTACTTTCCCACCCCATATCTACGATATTATGACTTACATTTTTTAAGTTAACAACAGATGATTCTGGGTGATCTAATTCACCCATAGCACGACGTTGTTTAACGAAATTTTGCATATATTTCTCAGCTTCTCTCTTCAACACATCTACTGGATACACACGGCCGTTTTGGTTTTTTGCGTCGGCACGTTGTAATACGCCGGTTACGTATAATTTTCCATCTTTAAGAGATTCATTTAAAGATGTTTTTTTAAATTCAAATGGTAAAATATCTATCAGTACTTGTTTCATATATATTAAGCTTTAGGTTGTGTTGTTCCCGTTTGTGCGTTTTGATCTTGAGTAGTCGCATCCTCTTTATCAGCGGTTATTTTGTTTGATGGAACAACATTTTGTTGACTGTTTGGTTCAACTAATGCTTTTGATTTAGCAACTTGATATTGATCCTTTGGCTTCAAATTATCAGCATTGCCTAAAATTTTAAGTTTAAATCCTGGTTTAACAAAGAATTTAGCCACCTTTTGTTTATTTTCCTCTCGTCCAATAATTATGATGACATATCTATCATAATAATAATCAATCGCAACGCCTGTTACATTGATTGTATAATCTGTTTCAGGCTGTTTGTATCCTTTACTAGCTCTAACCACAATCTTCTTACCCAAAATTTTATCCTGTATTGACTTTTGAAGATTATTCTTTAATGCTTCAGTCGAACTTTTTAATTTTGTATCAAATGCTGTAAAGTCAGGAAGAACATCGTATGTTTTTAAATCTACTGACGGCGCCGCAGCGGGTTGTTTAGGTTGAGCAGGTTGAGCAGGTTGAGCAGGTTGAGCAGGTTGAACAGGTTGTGGGGCAGCAACTGGTTTATCTTCTTGTTCGTATTTAAGAGTATCAAATCTCTCATACATAGGTAAAGCACCTTGTTTATATCCAATTAAATTGGGATCCATATCAGGATCATTGTGTTGAACCAAACCATTTTCGTCAGTATATGTATCGCCTAATTCAATTGATTGTGCTGGTGTTGCGTAAGCCGGACCACTATACATTTGATTTTCCAACTTATATCCATTACTTCTTTTGATAGCTTTAGCTAACTTATATCCCAATTGTGTCGCTGCTCTAATGTTTCCTGGTCCACGGCGGCTAAATGCAAATGGTGTTCTAGCAGCATCGCCTCCAACTGAAACAGGACCAGACGCGACCGCACCTGTACCTGTTGTACTAGCTTCATTTTTAACCTTTAACTTGGTTAAAATTCGTTTAATCTTTTCTTTAAGATTTTGTTTCATTTTTGACATCAATCTTTTTAATTTCTTCTACTAATTCATACGCATTCAATAAAGATGTCAATTGATTTTCTTTAATTATACCGGCACAAGATTTAGTAGAAAATTGACTAATAACTTCATTTATTTTAATTTTAACTACGTCAGATGTAACATTTTTTACTTGGTCTTTTAATACCAAGCTGATTCTTTTGTATTCTTCATTGACATATTTTGTAAATTTACTGGAATTTGAAACATTGGTAATATATTCCTTCAATAGTTTCTTTTGATCTGGCAATAAATCGTTGTATTTACTATTGAAATTTTCAATTAAAAACTTGTATGCTAACAATCTAACGTCTGCAGTTTGACTTCCATAAACATCCAACGATTCTTGATCCGACTTCTTTTCTTTTGTCAAATTTTCAACGATGTACTCTCTGGATTCTATTAACTCAGTAACTTCAAACTTAACCCCACTTTTATCTTGGTCTTCAAATAATTTATAAATGGAAGCATATAACTTATAATTTGGGATTTTGTTCTTTAAAAAATCATCAATGTTATATTTTTCTTTAATTTCTTTGATGATACTATACTTTTGTTTATTTAATTCACGTTCGTCAAGTTTAGATCGTGTTTGTAATACAACACCCAAAAGTCGTTCGGCCGAAGATACATCTTTACTTTTTTGTTGTAAAATAAAATTATAAAGCTGCACCTCTTTTCCAAGTTCTTTACTTTCGTGGAAGTACTTGAACATTAAATTTTTAGTAAATGATTCATCTTTTCCCGCTAGAATGTCTGATGTAATTTGTCGAGTGAGTAGTTCAAACAATATTCCAGCATTCTTGAATTTTGAATGTTTTGCTTTCTTGTGCATATTATTTATTATTATTTATAAATATAATCAATGTGGTTAAATATATAGGAATTATACTATTCTTTTATATTTTGTTCGTCCATGAAAGAATTTTTGTTTCCTTCCATCAAACTTTCTTTTTCTTGATCCAACGTTTTTAACAAATCTGTCAGCCCCTTAATAGACTCCACAGACAATGGCGATCCATTTTTATATTTGTGCGATACTGATAAATCACTGCGTCTATTGTTTTCTAATGTGCCTAGTGGATCTTCCCCAAAAGGATATTTACTGGCATCTTTTCTACCAGTTTGATCACGTTTTTCTGATAACTTTGGGGGAGTTGATGGTTCACCACCAGCTTCAGCGCCGGTATCTTTACCACTATCATCTCCTCCTTCAGGAGCAGTGTCAGTCCCAGGCTCACTACCACCTGGTTCAGCTCCGCCACCACCGCCGCTTTCACCCTCCTTATCTTTTTTATTTAAAAAGGATAGAGCTGGATCATTGCCTTCTTCTTCAATCTGCTTAAATCTATAATTTCCTTTAGCGTCGTCGATTAGTTGTTTTTGCAGAGTTATCATATCATGATCTGATAAACCAAAGATATTTTCATAAATCCATTTCTTAGAAAATACTTTTTGTTCTTGCATATCTTTGCAAAGTTCCACTTTGCTCTTATATACATCGATTTTTTCTTTTTCAAATATAGTGGACGGATTAGTTAATTCCAGTGTAAAATCTACTAATGATTCGTCTCTATATCCTTGGCTATATAAATGAATAACCGCAATTTTATTCAATTCACTAACCATAATACGTTGTATACGTTCTACTGTTCTAGCAAATCTTATGTCTTCAGCTGCTAATGTAGCTTTACCACTCAATGATTCATCATATCCCAAAAATGCTTTGGGTATCTTAAGTGCTGCCATCATTTTATTACGAAGATACTCAATGTCATCGGTACCAGTCCACTCTAATCCAGATAAATTTTCAATACTGGTTCCACTATCACTACCACGAACAGGCAAGAAAAAGTCCTCTACCATGTTTTGTAGATTGAATCTTAAATTATAATCTCCGGTTTCTTGATCCAAATATGGTACCTTTTTCATTTGGTCCATAATACGTTGCATATGATTGTCAACTTCATTTGGTGGAATATTACCAATATCAACTTTGAAAATGCGTTTTTCAGGCGCACGCATAATACGATGAATTAACATTGCGTCTTCCATCAAACTCAATTGTTTCCAAACACGTCGGGCGCCTTCTAAAGTACTTTTTCCATATGGGAGAAAGTTACTATCGCTCAATAATCTAAAATGAGCAATTTGATAGTTCTCCAAATCCTCCATCTTGTTTCCATATGGCAAATTGACTTGAAATTTAACAAAGTTTTTATTGGTCAAATGTGCATTTTCTACACGTGTTACATAATATGTACTCAATGGTTCTACCAAATAAACACCATATTCAGGGCTAATATGAAGTCGTAGATAAAAATCACCATATTTAACCATACACCGTGACCAACTCCATAAATTAAACTCTATGTTCAAAATATCATAGAATAGATTGTGCAAAATGTTTTTAATTTCATCGTTGGAAGATTTGATATGAATTACTTCACCCATTTCATTTCGGGTTGTACATTCATCTGCATAAATGTCCAACGCAGATGATAGAATTGGATCCATATCCATTGTATCATAATCACGAAATAGTTCTACACGACTGCTTTGATATGATAAATTAAAATCTCTAGTATATTGATTATACGAAGTAGTACGTAATCTATTAAACCTGTCTCTTAAACTATTACGATCTGTAGCGTACTGAATTTCATCAGTATCAATAACTTTTAGTTTTTTACCACCAATGTTGCGAACGATCACGTCGTTTGAAAACAAACGCTTCAAACGAGCGAATAAAGACCGACTCCGTAATTCTTGAAAAGATTTATCTGACATATGATTTATCTATAATATATAAGTATTTACATCAACCAAGTTAAACTTTCTTTTTTGTCATTTACCGTGAAATCCATAGTTTTATGATGATCTGGTACCGCGCTTACTTGTTTCGGAATTGAAATTTGACTTGAGACTTTTGATATTTTTGAAATGATTGCACGGTTATAAGCTATTTGTTCATTTCTAAGCTTCAACGCTGTTTCACGTATCCACAATCCAATTCCAATTGCCATAACTAAATCGTCATTATAACCCCTCATCGCTTCTGCTTTGGGTCCGTTCCAAACGAACACATTCAGTTCTTCATATAATCTTTTAGACTTCATAATCACTTGTTTTTGTCTAAAAAATAACTCCAAATTACTTACGATTAAAGGTCTATTTTTACTAGTTGTTGTAAATCCAGGAATTAACTTTTTATCAGCTGTATTTAATTTATTAGAATATGTTTTTTCTACATCAATCACCGTCAAATCAGTTGCGCTATAAAACGTATTTTGATAGTCTCGGTCAATAATTTGTTGTAATGTAGCCCACCCTATAGTGTTATTTTCTACCACCAATAAAGCATTGTTATATTCAGTAGCAACACTAACCAATAAGTTTCCATAATCTTTTGTAGTTAACTGACCTTTATATTCAGCTACTTGTTCCAATGTTTCTATATCTATAACGTGGAATGCACTAAAATCACCACCGTCTCCTCTAGCACAGTCAGCTGTCAATATGTAGTTTTTACTATAATTAGGATAATCCCAGATCCATAGGTCTTGATTGTTACCTCGCTTTTCAACAGGATCTTTTAGATGTGTTTGTTTGTAAAACTCAAGAATATCTACACTTACAACTTGATTACCAGATGTACTAAAGTCGCAATCACATTCTTGTGCTGCACCTTTTACTCCTGACAACTCAGTTTGTTTATCTCTCCACGTTTGATCTCTTTCTGGGTGTAAATGCCAAGGTAATCTAATTGTTTTAAAATTATTCTTGCCTTCTTCAGATTCAACCCAAATTTTATGGAAGAAATTGCCAACACCGTTTGGCGTACTTAGTATAATAGCTCTACCACCAGTAGACAGTGTATATTGAGAAGACAGCCAAATTTCTTCAATACCATCGATAAATGCGGCTTCGTCGATAATTAGTAAAGATAGTGCTGATGAACGACCTGCTGTGCCGGCGGATGAAACTGCTTTGATTTGTGAACCATTTTTTAATCGTAATGACAATCTATTATCTTCTACACAAGGAACTTTTAACCAACTTGGAAGGTTATCGTTTGCAAATCTTACCTTAGTGACAATTTCTTTCGCTGTTTCTTGCGTAATACTAATACAAAGAATGTTCTTATCATTATGAAATGTCATTAACCACAAACTATAAGCGGCTGTAAGGGTACTGATACCCATCTGACGACTCTTAAGAACAATGTTTAATTGATTATCAACAAAGTTTTGTAAAGCATCTTCTTGAAATGGATATAGTTCAAATGCAACCGTGCCTCTAATAGGATGTTGAATCTTAACATACTTCTTCATAAAGTATATAGGATCCTCTATACACTTCTTATACTCTTGTTTTATTATTTCTCTGAGATTTGGCTGACTCATATTTTTCTTCGTATTCTTTTATCTTAGGGGTCAGTTCATCTAATCGTATATCAATAACCCCTATATCTTTAATTAAATCTTCAAATATTTTATTGTAATCTATATTGCCATCCCATTTTTCAAATGATCCATCTTCTTCAAGAAATGTAACATCTTTATCTTTATTTTCTTCACAGAACTTTTTACTTTCTTCAAACTTTTTCTTATAATCTTCTAAAATACTACGTTCATTTTTTAAATCCTGCAGTTCATTATAGACATCAAACATACCCATCAATTTTAACTCAGTTTGAAAATTAATAAAACAGTCGTAACAATATCCAGTTTTAGGCCAAACTCGGTCGTCCAAATAATTGCCCCATCGAACATCCATATTACACGTTTTACAACGTTTTTCATTAATAATCGTGGCACGTTTTGAAACTCTGCGTTTACTATTATTCTTCCAAACCCATTTGTGTCCTTGACTATCCTCCCATTCTTCACCTTCTTTGCGTTTATTGTTCTCCAAATTGGCATCGTAGCCAACTTGTACGAATGGACGATTGCCTTCTAGGTAATCTTTAACGATGCCTAGATTACTTTTACCTGATGCTTTCTTCATAACAAATACGTATTTAATTTATTTCTTAAACTTACTTCCAAGACCTTTTATAATAAAACTTCCTGTAATTTTAAATGGATCACTGTAAATACTTGAATCTCTCACAACTATACCTTCGTGTTTTTCTAAATCGCCAATTTCACTGGTAGCATTTTTTAATATTTCGTCTCCCAATTTAATTGTGGTTAAATAAACAATAGTATCATTAACTATTTTATTTACATCTTGACCGGCAAAATCTTGACTGATATTTTTACTATCAACCGATTTTAAAAATTGTTCACGGGTAATCAGTGGCGTTTTAAACTGTAATCCTTTTAACCAGTCTTTCAAAGACTTAGTTACAGCTTCACCTGTGGGATACAACGTAACTGATTGCGTCAAAACACTCGCTAGGTTTGGTTTTGATTTGAAAGTAGTATCAACACTACCCAATACCTTAAAACCACTCTTCATAGCAACCACATTTAATTTGTTTATATAAGATTGCATAGCTGTTTTATCATACGGTATTTCAACAGCTTCTCTTGATTTAACACTTCCATCTTTACCAAAAGTTTTTGGCTTAATTTCTTTTAACCCGTGAATAGCTAAAAAGTTTCCAATTTCTCCATATCCAAGTACATTTGTTTGACCCTCTACATATTCAATGTTGAATAGTATATTAGGATTATCTAATAAACCCAATGTCTTTAACTCAGTTTGTGTAGATGAAATTGCTGCGTCGAATATATTAATAACTTTAGCCCCTATATTGACAAATCCATGACCAGCTCCAAATCTTGTTTGTAAGTCCTCAGGTCGCATTCCTTTAATATCAAGCGGTTTTGCTGATCCACGATCCATTACAAATTGACCGTTTACCATACGAATACTTGCATTAACACCGTCAATCTTTACACTGCCAGCTCCTTGTTTTAAAGATTTAACTGATTTTGCAAATACATCTACCAATTTAGCGCCTGTATCGGCAAAATCAAATGGGTGTGCCATATGTCCACCAACACCGCCTTCACTAATTACTTCGTTTAATATATTATTTAGTCTTATCATATGGTTTTAAAAATGTTTTATCAAATACAGGAATTGCTTTTTTGTAAGAACTCTTTGTTTCATCAAGAGCATTATCTGTAAATTGCCAATTCCAAAATAATTCATTTGGCGTTTTGAATCCAAAAAATTGTAATACTTCTTTTTGTGTTTGAGTAACATCTTTTCCATTCCAATTTTGACCAGTAGCAATAAATCCTGAATCTATATCTTTTACTATATTACTTTCACCCAAAGTAGAATGTCTGTTCTCAATCCACGTCAATCTCTCAATTAATTTCTGATAAAAACCGTTGGCTTGTCCCCATCTCACACTAGCAAAAAATAAAACGACATCACTTTCAAATAATTCTTTACTTATTTTCCATAATTCATCACTTTTATTATTTATACTAGCCCAGCAACGATGATCACCTGTAGGATTTTTCTCTTTATCTTTTAATGAAGAATCTTTTGTTCCACAATGATTTCCCCATTTAGATGATACGTTACCCTCACACGGAAATATGTTTAACTTGGTTGTATCAATCAAAGTTACTTTTTCTTTACCAAGTAATTCTTGTATTTTAAATGCAAGTTGTGTACTTTTAGCAATATCATCTTTATGTCCACTCCATCTATTACTAGTAGTTAATAATAGTACTTTGTTTTTGGTACGTAAATAATCTATTGTTTTTTTGTATTTACGAGCATAAAGATCCATATCTTGCTCGCTCTGAGGAAGTTTGGCTTCTAATAATAAATCGGTTAAACTGATCATTTTGCTAATTGGTCTAGTTTAGATTGCATAGTCATACCACGTATAACTTCAGGCGTACCACCATTATCTCTATTAAAATAACGCTTATAATTACTTAATGCTACATCCAATTTAGCTTTATCAATAGTCCCTTCAGATAACATTTTTTTTACCATTTCCAAATTATTAACCACTAATACATTGGTATCAGTGATAACTCTGTCGATTAATATTAATAGGGATGGATCAATTGATTCTTTAACTTGTGGTTTGGTTAAATCTTCAATGATTTTAGTCAGTCGTATCATAATATATAAATATACCCATCAAATAAAAAACCCCGCTTATTTCTAAGCGGGGTTCGTTATTATATTTACTTTAGATTAGGAACTAAAACTAGCACCTGTTGGTAGAATGTTGAAATCAAGAATAATGAATTCAGCAGTTCTAGTTGGTTGGATGAAGATTTGTCCGTAAAGAACATTACGATCAATCAAGTCAGGAGTATTGTTTTCATCGTCCATTTTGACTTGGAATGCGTAGATACCGTTACGTTGTTGTACTGATTCCAAGTATGGAGTTACAATACTCAAGAAACGATTTCTTGTAGAAGCAACGTTTTGTTCGAATACCAAGTAGTTGCTTGAACTTGCGATAAACTTCTTCAAGTTGATCAACAAACGACGTACATTGATACGATCCAAAGCGCTTGGGGCGATTTGTAGAGTCTTTTGACCCCATACACAGATACCTTGACCGGGGAATGCTGCGATTGGATTTACACGACCTTCGTACAACGTATCACGTTCACCGTGGGTTACACGATCAAGTACTTGTACAGCGGTTGCAATACCACCACGGTTTAGACCTGCTGGAGCGTACCATTCAGCAGCGGAGTTATCGTTAGCAGCGTAAACTGCTGGTAATACCACTGAAGGAGGAACATTGATAATCTTGTTGGTGTTAGTATCTAGGATCTTAACCCAAGGATAATAAGTACCTACATAATTACTGTCGATTGTGGCTACACTGTTGATAGCTGCATCAATCAATCCTACGGTTTGATTGCTTGCTGGGAACACTACGTTATCCATAATGTAGAAACAATCTTGACGAGTTTCACACATATCGATAACCAATTCAGTTACATAACTGTGTTGTTCACGGAATATACCTGGGGTTACAATCAAGTTGATATCAAATTCATCTGGATTACCGATTGCAGCAATAGATTGCTTATAAGCGATACTACCAGGACTATTGATATTTGTACAATCTAAACCTTGTGTATTACCAGCTGTAATATTACCACCCACATTGATTGGAATTGCTGGCCATTGACCTTCAAATCCGCCTTGGAATCCAAGTACGAACTTACGTAGTCTGACATATGTAGATTCATTTACAGCGTCGTAAACACTTGGAATACTACCACTCAATGTTGGAGATAGTAATGATCCTGTACTCACGTATGTACCCTGAGCATAGAATTTACTATTTGTTGTACCCCATACCTTATCTTCTAAATCGAAGTCGATATTTGCACCATTACTATCAGTTGATCCATAGTATGGCAATGGCTTGAAGTATTGCTTAGTGTTATTTTCTACACCTACACCAAATGAAGATGTTGGATATAGAGCTTGAATTTCAGTGTCAGTACCTGGTACACTACCAAATACTGTACCTGATGGATACTTACCAGGCCCTAGACCGTAGATACTTGCCTTACTGTATTGTATAGCAGGTACATAACTACTTGCAGTACTATCAATAGGTGTACTATATGATTCAAATCCGTATGGTACGCAACTTACTGGGTAAGAAACGTCACTGGCTTCAATTCTGATATACTTACTTAATGTGGTAAAATCACCGAATTGAATTATTTTACCAGCATAAGTGATATATGCATATCTGTTACCAATTCTACGAGCAACATAGTTTGCGGATTCTGGATCCAAATTCAAGTTTTGATAGATTTCCAAATACTTTGGCTTCTTATCAGTATCACTATAAGCACGTACTGATAGTGTGAAACTACCCCATTCACTGCCTGGGACAGTACCAGACAACTTAACGTTGCTGATTTCAATCTTGAACTTAGTGTTACTTGGTGTGCCATCGCTCAAAGTGTGAACTTTGAACAACTTGAACTTAGTTGGTGAAGCGGCTACATCAGCACTACCTTTGAATGGAGCAATCTTTTGACTGTAGATCCAAGGGGTAGAAGCATTGGTGATGCTAAATTGACTATCGCCGTTATTCAAATCAGTACTATATTGATCGACAAACTTTAGAGGTTCGCCAACAATTGAACTTCCTGATAGATTGCTTGTGCCTACTTGTAGTTTCCATCCATAAGCACTTGTCTTTTCAGCTACGAACTTCTTGATGCTATCTTCGAATAGAACGTAGTTGTAAGCAGCTTCAACTTTTTGACCAGCCACTTGTTTATTAGGATTGCCAACGGTTGGATCCATACCAAATACGTCTTTGATATAGTTATTATCGTTTTCATTTAAACTGAAGTCGTAGTAACCATATGTACCAGCACTTGTGCCACCAGCTGTATTTGTATAACTATACTTTAATGCCAAGTTGTAAACATTTGCATTAGGGTCGATTACATTCTTATATGGGAATGTACTACTTGTCAATTGGCTCAATGTTGAGGTATTGAATCCGTATACTTCATAATCATTGCTAAATTGTGTAGAAGCATTTTGGGTATTTGCTAATACTGACAAGATCAACTTTTGACGACCTGTTAGTACTGGATTACATTGATCTGGGCTTGCATTGTCTTGACTTGTAAATGCGCCACTATACTTACCGAAGTCACCACTTATCACACCTATTACTTGTAGACCGGCTACACAACTTCCAACACCACGTAGTGAATGGAAACTACCACTTTGTAGTGTTAGTGTTGTGCCTGCTTCTACATTGAAGTTTGATAAATTGTAAGCGATATTACCATTGAAGTAAGATGAACTTACTAGATCAACGGTTGTTGTACTTTCATCAAATGCTGTGGCCACGGATGTTTCGGCATCTATATTTGCGCCTTGTAAACTTGATGTCAACAAGAAGAATTTAGTACCAACTGGCTTTGCATTACCATTTGCTAGAGTAGCGGTACTAAATTTACGTACTAATAACCCAGAAGAAACTGTACCGATATCAACTGTTTTATTAGCGTACAAGATACTACCACTTAACTTACCTACACCGTCAGCGTCATCTGCAGTTACACCACTTGTTACAGCTGCGGATCCGAATTTTACATTCAACGATCCACTGATTGTCATCGTCGAAATATCAATGCGTTGTACCAATTGAATTGAAGAACTCAATCCAGCACCACTCAAACTCGCAGTTGTAAATGATAATGATGAATTTGCACCGTAGTTAGCAAAAACCAAACCAAATGTATTTGGAGCAGTAAATGATGCGGTTAAGTAATTATTGTTTGAACTATCAAATGTTAGTTTGAACTTACTTGAACCACCACCTCCGACAGTAACACTACCACTTATACGCGATTTATCAAAATCAAATGCGGCCAAAGAATGATCTACTGAAGATCCCGCTTTTGCAACTTTACCGTTTCTGGCAACAACAGAGCTGCTAAACAATTCATAATGTCTTGTGGAAACAACTTTGTATACTTTACCCAAACTGGATGAAGTTGCCAAAGAAGCTGAAAGTGCATTGATTCCAGTAACACTTCCGACTGTAGCTAAATATGATGAAATTTCAGCAGTTGTTGCTCTCGTAAATGTAGCTGATCCTGTTATACCACTGCCTACTGAACCCTTAATTTCAGCCGAACCAGTGATGTTAACAGCGGTACTAGTTTGTTGATAATTAACGTTTGATACATAGTCAGTAGTATCAATATACATAAATGAAGCTGTTGTGATAGCTCCTTTATCAGCGTTTCTGTCCCAGATACCTGGTTGGGCATATACAATCAATGGATTCTTTTGCCAGTAACCGGTTAGACCACCTACACGAACAATAGTAACTATACCTTGTTGTAGTAGATATTCTTTCGCTGTGTATGGTCCATAATACACACCATCAGCGACACCGAATCTTGTTTCCAAGTCGGATACGCTGGTTATTGTATTTGGAAAAAACGCTGGTCCGTCAGCGAATGGAGCAATAATTGCTCCTCCAATGTTTGCTACTCCTTGAGCCAGACCGGAGAGGTCATTTTCACGTGTGAATACACCTGGGCTTACTATATTTTGTGTTGGGGCGAATCTTCCGCCTTCTGTTATTGGCATAATATTAATATCCTTTCGAAGTTATATTTAATTTATAAATATAACTGAAAAATCCAAGAACTAACTATTTATTATATCTTTAAATTTTTTGTTCTATTAATAATTGATCGATAACATCAATAACCATCTTTGGGGTTATTTCTTTGGTACATTCAAATTCTTCTTTTTTATCTGATTTTGGACACCATTTCCAATTTCCCTTATCAAATAAAGAATCATTCCAACATCCTGTACATACTGAGTGATTTTGCACTCTATATGGAGTTTCAAATTCAGCATATGGATAAGAAAACCCACTAATAAGTACAACTGGCTTTTTAACTGCCCAAGCTAACCAAGATAAGCCAGATGGTAAACCAATAAAGAATTCGCTGTGGTGTATCTGATTCATACGATCCACAAGTGGTTTATCTCCTGTATAATCTAACGCATTTGATGGCATATTGTTGACACAATCCCGGCCATTACCAAATACTTTATGTTTATCGATACAAATTACTTCAAAATCTTTGGATTTAAGATACTCGATTACTTTTTCCCATCCGCCTTTATTATTCCAATATTTGGCTTGACAGGTACTTTGTGTTGCGATAGTAACATATCTTTTCTTTAGTGGTCGTTCTTTGATTTTAAAATCAATCAAAGGCGACTCTGGTTCATATGGCAATCCCAAATAATCACTTGCTATTTTTTGCAGTGGTTGTTTTCTAGGATCAGATTTACATCTATCATTGTTTGCTCCATTTTCGTCAACATAATATCCCAATTTGTAAGTAGCGAATACATCCGATACAAATTTGTTATTGTCAATAAACTTAATTTTAGGATATTTTTTCTCAAAAATATTTTTTAAAGGCAATTTTACGTAAAGATCGCATTCGTGTTTCTTTCTGAATTGTTCTATGATAGGCATCCAAGCTAATTGATCGCCTAAAGAAAAACTTTCATATTCAATCAATACCTTTTTATTCTTTAAATTAAATTTATAAGTTTCTACCAATTCATTTGTCTTATTATCTTTAATATGAATTTCATAAGGAATGTAATATGTAAAATTACAACTTCCCCACCAATTATGTTTTAAATCAGTTTCGTACTTAATCGTGTCGTCGTCACTATTATAGAATGTGACGTGGAAACTTTGATCTGTATCCAATGGATTGTCTACTTCTATCTTAGCTGCGTCATTGAACGTATATTTAAATATAGCTTTTGTTTTAATACTTTGTTCATTCTTTTTTATATTTTCATAAACATTAATATGACGAATGGCGAATAATCTTTCGGTATAGTGATCATATAAATCAATTAATTGATGCACGCGATTGAAGTAAGAATTTTCGTTTGCGGATTGAAGTGCTTTATTTTTATACGTGTCATAATCACTAGTTATCGTTTGTACAGCAGACTTGATTTGTTCTACATTGCGATCAACTACAATCATACCGTTATATGATTTTTCTTCAAATGTACCTACTACAGGTAAACCACAACTCATTGCTTCTAACAAAGTTAAATTGGGATGTCCGGCTTCTAATTCAGATGGGTGTAAAAATATAGAATGATCATTGTATAAATTAATTAATTGTTCCTCCGTTAAATCAAATAGCTTGGTTAATTTATCGTAATTATTTAATTCAGAATCTAAATGATCAAAGAACTTTTTATTATTTGATGGACCAGCAATTGTAATTGGATATCCTAATTCTTTAGCA